AGCATGGAAAGCAGAAACCATAAAAAATACCTCTGAAGCCCAGTTTAACACAGAGTTTGAGTGTGAGTTTCTTGGTTCTATCAATACACTTATATCACCGTCAAAACTCAGAACGATGCCATACAGAGAACCAAAACAGTCGAATGCTGGACTTGACGTTCATGAACTACCAGAAAAAGATAAAACATATGTTCTATGTGCAGACGTATCAAGGGGAACTGCAAACGATTACTCTGCATTTGTTGTTGTGGATGTATCACAGATGCCATATAAAGTGGTTGCAAAATTTAGAGACAATGAGATAAAACCACTATTATTTCCAGCAAAGATATACGAAGTTGCAAGAGCATACAATCAAGCGTTTGTATTAGTCGAAGTGAATGACATAGGTGAACAGGTCGCAAACTCACTTCAGTTTGATATGGAGTACGACAATCTTATCATGGCATCTATGCGAGGTAGAGCTGGTCAAGTATTAGGTGGTGGATTTAGTGGGGGTAAGGCACAACTTGGAGTAAGAACAACAAAGGCTGTAAAGAAGATTGGTTGTTCTAATCTAAAACAGTTGGTAGAAGACAACAAACTTATTATCGAAGACTACGATATAATCAATGAACTATCTACCTTTATAGTCAAGGGTTCTTCTCATCAAGCAGACGAAGGGTGTACTGATGACCTAGTTGCTTGTCTGTTCATCTTTGCATGGGTTACAGATCAAACATACTTTAAAGAATTGGCAGACATGGATATTCGTAAGACTATGATGGCAGAACAACAAGATATGTTGGAACAGGATATGGCTCCATTTGGGTTTATTGTAAATGGTCTTGAAGATGAAAATATAGGAGAGATGGTTGATGAGTATGGAACTAAATGGAATCCAGTTGTAAGAGATTACGGATCGAACTGGTGATTAAATAAACTCTATTAAATCATTATCTACCTTAATCCAACAGTTAGAACACAATATCTGGGATTTTCCTATAAGGTGAAATATTTCTTTACGGCTCTCATCATTTGTACCAACACGTTTTGTTAGTTTTCGTATCTCTGAATCATGTGGATAGAACTTGAGGCAGACAGTTTCACTCTCTCCACAGTGTTTACAAGACTTATCTATTAGAAAGTCATTGAGTAATAAGATTCTTTTACGATAGTTTCTACGAGCTACCTTTTTAATTGTCTCTTTGTACTTCTCATAATGTTCATTAACCATATAGTTATTTATATGTTATAACACCTATAAAAATAGTTTTTGTAGAATTGTTTTTTTATAAATATCTGTACAGAATAGAAAACACTCTTACTAAAAAATAAGGAGTACGCAAATGAGTTTTTTAGTTTCTCCTGGCGTTCATGTTAAAGAGATTGATTTAACTAATGTAGTTCCTAGTGTTGATACCACTATTGGAGCTCTTGCTGGTGTCTTTGAAAAAGGCCCAATATCAAAAGTAGTTAATATCACCTCTGAGGCTGATCTCGTCAATAATTTTGGTAAACCAAATGCCTCTAACTTTGAGTGGTGGTTTACCTGTTCTAATTTCCTAAAGTATAGTAATACTCTACGAGTTGTTCGTGCCGAAACTGGTATGTTAAATGCCGGAGAAGCTTCTGGTGTACTAATTCAAAACGATGATGTATATTTTGCAAGTTATTACTCAGAGACAGGTGATGGTCAAGTTACCTCTAACGATTGGTATGCTAGGTCAGCTGGTACACATGGTAACTCTCTACGATTGGAAGTTTGTCCCTCTGCAACTGCATACGAGCAAGATTTAGGTGTTGGCAACTTAGTCAACGGTGCTCGGGCAGTCGGTGATACAACAGTTACCGTTGATGATGCTGATGCATCTGGTTTTGCTTTCCAAGTTGGAGACATGATCAAGTTTCACACAAACGATAGTGTTACTGCAACAAGTAACGGTGCAATCTCTACAGCTTCTATCAACCTAACAGTTGATGCAAACTCTGGTACAATCACAACTGGTATGCGAGTTATTGCAGCTGGAATTGATGAGGTGGTTACAGTTAAAACTGTTACTTCTCAAACTGCTCTTATTTTAGATAAAGCAATTACAATTGCAGATAACGTCAGTATGGCATTTTCTGCTTATGCTTCAGTAGAGGCTGGTGATACTCAATACGAAGTTACTGGTATCAGTGGTGAAGTATTAACTATTCGTCTAAAAGATGACGCAGATGAAGGTGGTATACAAACCGTTATTCCTGACAACTCTTTCATAACAAGACGTTGGAGATATGCTGACCGATTTGATGCTGCTCCTAGAACTTCTGCTTATAATACACAAAATAGTCGTGGTGCTGGTGATGAGATGCACGTTGTAGTCTTTGACGGTACAGGCGACATAACAGGTTTTGCTGCTGGAGTAGCAGGACAAAGAACTTCTGCTATCATAGAAACATATGCTAACCTTTCAAAGAATCCTTCTGCAAAAGGGCCTCAGGGAGATAGTATCTACTATCCGACAGTGTTCTTTAATCAGTCTGATTTTGTTTATTGGGGTGATCATATTTCTACTGGTACAAACTGGGGAACTGATACAACAAGTGCTTACACAGAACTCAAACCTATCACTCTTGTAACATTTACAGGTGGCACAGATGATTATTCTGTTACTGCTGGTGAACTGGAACTTGCGTATGATAAGTTTGCTGATGCAGAAACAGAAAATGTCAACCTAGTAATGGGTGGCCCAAGTTCTGGTGTAACAAACACTGCAGCTGGACAAGACACTCATGTAACAATGATTACCTCTCTTGTGGAAGGTAGAAAAGACTGTGTTGCATTTGTTTCTCCATATCGTGCTGCAACAGTTGGTATCACAAATTCAACTACACAAACAGAAAATGTAACAGAGGCATTTGAACTATGTCCTTCATCTTCTTATGTGGTGTTTGACAGTGGTTACAAATATATGTACGACAAATACAATGACGTATATCGTTTTGTTCCATTGAACGGTGATATTGCTGGTCTGTGTGCAAATACAGATGGTGTTGCTGATCCTTGGTTCTCTCCTGCTGGTTACAATCGTGGAAACGTAAGAGGTGCAATTGCTCTTTCTTACAACCCCACAGGTGGAGAAAGAGATCAACTATATCGCTTCAGAGTTAATCCAGTGGTTAACTTCCCAGGCCAAGGTGTGGTTCTGTTTGGTGATAAAACTGCTCTTGCAAAACCAAGTGCATTTGACCGTATCAACGTAAGACGGTTGTTCTTGGTTCTTGAGAAAGCAATTGCAACAGCTGCTAAGTTTCAACTCTTTGAATTTAACGATGAGTTTACACGGGCACAGTTCCGTAACTTGGTAGAACCTTTCTTGAGAGATGTTCAAGGTAGACGAGGTATTACAGACTTTAAGGTAGTCTCAGACGGTACAAATAATACCGGCGAGGTAATTGACCGAAACGAGTTTATTGGAGATATTTACATTAAACCAGCTCGTTCAATTAACTTTATTACCCTAAACTTTATCGCAACTCGAACAGGGGTTGCGTTTAGTGAGGTAGGAGGTTAATCATGGCACAAATAGATGACTTCAAAGCTAACTTAATCGGTGGTGGTGCTCGTGCTAACCAATACAGAGTAACGATTACTCCACCGCCTGGCATTGCAATTGGACTAGATGTTCGTAGAACTTCTTTTCTTGTGACTGCTTCTAATTTGCCTGCTTCAAATCTTGCAGCAATACCTGTACCATTTCGTGGAAGAAACATTTATGTATCTGGTGATCGTCCAGCTCCTGAGCCTTGGACAGTTACATTCATGAATGATACAGACTTCATGATACGAAATGCAATGGAAAGATGGCAAAATGGTATCAACGACTATGCTGAAAATACAGGAGTTATTTCTCCTGCTGATTATCAGACAGACTTGACTGTTGAGCAACTGGATCGTGACGATACTGTACTAAAGAGTTATATCTTTAGATCAGCATATCCATTGACAATTAGTCAAATTGACTTATCAAATGAGGAAGCAACAGCAATTGAAACTTTCGATGTAACTTGGCAGTATCAACACTTTGAACCTAGTGGCGTAAGCTTCTAATTTTAACCTACTAAATATAATGAGTAGGAGATATTATGGCTGAACTTTTCGGGTTCCGTATAGAAAGACCAAAGAAGTCGGAGGGAAGTG